ACAGCGCCAGTGTTGTAATAGGCTGTAGGCGTAGAGTTAATAGCACCCGCAGTTGTATTTACAGTCTCAGCGGCGTTGGCTAAAACAGAAGCAAAAGTAGATGTTGATCCACTGAAAGTTTGAGTAGCTGTCCATGAATTAGCAGTACTCAATGAAACTGTGGATAAAGTACCAGAAGTTGGGAACGTAACAGATGTATTGGCTGTTAAAGTTCCTGTAAATGTATATGCGCCTGAGAATGTGACGTTTCCGCCAATAGTTACGGTACTAGATCCGTTATTAACACCAGTACCACCATAAGTACCAGACAATGTAGCACTTGAAGCAAATAATCCAGATGAGTTATTAGTTACAACGCCTGCTGTATTGAAGGCTGAATTGGTAATTGATGTAGAAGCAGTAAGTGTAGAAAAAGATCCGCTTGTCGCCGCTTTAGTAGCCAATACCTGAACAGTACCGCCATTATCCTTATAGAACAACTTACCATCCGTATAGTTCAGCGCCAACTCAGCACCAGTAGATCCGCTTGTTAAATTGGATGCTGATGGTACGTTAGTGGTCGTTCCACTAGCGTAAATTAGTATTGGGGTATATCCACTTTGTGCCATGTTAAATTCCTTTTCTCAATTTTATCTTAGAACCCACCGCCTGCAACAGCACCCCATGTAGGAGACGCACTAGATCCTTGACTAATCATTACCTGACCTGCTGTACCGTATCCAGTTGTTCCAGTAGTTGCTGAGGATGTACCTAAATTAGTAGATAATCCAATTGCTCCACTTGCATTAATGACGTGAGCATTATTAGGTGTTGCTCCCCAAGGAAAATATAATTTATAACCATTTCCAGAGCCAACACTTATATCTCCATCATGACCAGAAAAATAAATTCCATTGTTAATACTGTAAAAATCAGCAAAAGTACCGCTTGCAGTAAATCCAGATGAATTCATTCCAAACTCACCATAATAAGATGAATCTGTTCCTAAATCATTACTTAAAACATAGTTTGTGGATGCACCAGAAGTATTTGATTTGTTTTGAATAACTGTCTGTAGATAGTTATTTGCAATCGTAGCACCAGAGGTAAATCCTGAATTACTCGCATTAAACGTCAAATTTGGCGTTGTGCTTGTAGTAGAGTTAACAATTAGTACGGGTACTGTTAAAACTGTTCCACTAAACGTAAATCCAGAATAAGAGGACAACGCTCCAGTTCCATTTCCGTAAGGAATATAGCCTGCTGTTAATGTAGTAAGACCAGTACCCCCGTTTGAAACTGCTAATGTGCCTGCAACAGTTACAGAACCAGAAGTTGCTGTTGATGGGGTAAGGCCAGTAGTTCCAAAAGAGATATTTGTAACACCACCAGAAACTGTTGCCCAAGAGGTATTTGTTCCATCTGTAGTCAGGTATTTACCTGAATTGCTTGTCTGACTTGGTGCAAGAGCGTTGAATGCGGCGTTGGCTGTCGTTTGTCCAGTTCCACCGTTTGCAATACCTAGAGTTTGAGTCCACTGAGGAGCAGATCCAGATGAACTTAAAAAATATCCAGATGTGCCAATACCAAGCTTAGATAAAGATGTACCACTTGCGTAGTATGTTATATCACCCGCTGTATAAGAAGATAATCCTGTACCACCATTTGCTATAGGTAAGGCAGTACCAGATAAGGTAATTGCAAAAGTACCGCTAGAAGTAATTGTTGATGGCGTAACCGATAAGAATGAAGGAACCGTCATGCCGACAGAAGTTACTGTTCCAGATGTTCCATTAGATGCAGAAGTAATTTGACCTTGAGCATTAACTGTCAAATTTGCATTTGTATAGCTACCCGCAGTTACCGCAGTATTTGAAAGAGCAATAGTTCCAGAAGAGGTGATAGTGCCTCCACTAAGACCAGTTCCCGCTGTAATTGATGTAACCGTACCGCCACCAGAAGCGCTAACTTGCTGAAGCACAAAAGCTGTTGTTGCAAGCTGAGTAGTATTTGTATTTAATGCGGCGGTAGGAGCAAGAGGAACTCCTGTAAAAGTAGGACTTGCACTTAAAACAACACTGCCAGTTCCAGTAGATGTTGTTGTAGCTGTTCCTCCATTGGCAACTGGCAAAATTCCAGTGACTCCAGAAGTAAGAGGCAATCCAGTTGCATTGGTAAGTACACCAGATGTAGGCGTACCGAGTGCAGGAGTAACAAAGGTAGGGCTTGTAAGTGTTGCTCCAGAAGCCAGAACAACCGCTCCGCTACCAGTGGTAGAGGACAACCCAATTGTTGGGTTACCGCCAGATCCACTGCCATTAGATATGGAAATACCAGTACCTGCTGTCAAGGTCACTGGAGTGGCTGTAGATCCTCCTGCAATTGCAAGTAAACCAGTGCCAGAACTTGACGCAATATTGGACATGAAACTGTTAAGAGAAATCGTTGGATTTCCCGAAGTTCCATCTGGATTTGTAATTGTTATCCCAGACCCCGCCGTCAATGAGACAGCAGTCATGGTATTTGTGCCAGTCTTTACTTGTATACCATTACTCGTACCAGTAAGGGCTAAAGGAGCGCCTGTAAGCGATAGAACATAATTTGAACCCGCTCCATTGTCAGTGCCAATTAAACCGCTTCCTGCCCCTATATAACGTGAATTAGCTAGGGTTGATGTCTGATTGGTAATCGTCAGGAAAGTCTGTGTCAAAGTAGGGGAACTGGCAATCTGCCCCACAGTCGTTTGTGAGGTTACGCCGTTTTGTACGATGGGCACAATCTCTGAGCCAGTCAGAGTTGATGCGGTAGGTAGTTGTGATATTTGTACTTGTGCCATTATGAGCCTATAACAATTTCGTCTTCATCACCATTGACCAGTCCTGGGGAAGATGTATTCGTACCAGTTGATAGTATAGAGTTGCTGTACTGTCCAGTGATCAACTGATTGTTCGGTACATTGAGCGCCAAATCAGGTCTTGGGAACCTTAAATTAATACGCTCAGTCTTCCTTGCAGGCAATCTGTATGGATCTTTCTCGTCCATACAACCCTCTTCACAAACCCTAAGACCTGGAAAGTTAACGTCTGCGTGCAAAGTAGAGAAGACACGCTTCATCTTACAGCGATCACATACCGCAATCGCTATACTTGCATACCCCTCAGTATCAAGGAACATTGGCATAGTTACCTCGTATAGACGCTGATATTAGGAGCCAAATAGATTGGCGATTTGTCTCTTTCCTCAAGCTCAGCCATTTGGAAGTACTTCTCAGCCTGTCCTTCAAGATACTGAATCCTAGGAATCTCAACTCCAGGTAACTCAATACTCATTTGGTGAGCCAACATAGACTGAATAGCCAACATCCACCGATCTGGTATTTCCAATTGGCTTGTTAAAGCCCCAACATCCATCACTTGGCGTGAATACCACACAGTTGCTTGAACAAAATATGTGCTTGGCACAGGCCACAAATAAAATGTAGGCTGTGGAATTGTTCGATCAAACCAGTACTGATAAGGCTGATTGGCTGTAAAGTTCTGATTAGGTAGGTTTGTGTAGTCATCTCTGTTCAAACGTGACATTTGAAGCAGTCTGGCATTGTTACCAAAGTAAAGTTCACGTAAAGATAGGGTTGTGCCACCAGTGGCAACCATTCTGTAGTACGGAACATTAAGTCCTGGGTCAATATCTTGCCAAACCCACTGAGAATCTGTCACTGCAACGCTTGTGCCAGTGTAAAGAGTAGTCCAATTAGTGCCATCAGCAGAGCCTTGGAAGGTGTAATTCCAAGATTGGCTACCTCCACCAGAGATATAGGGCATAAAGCCTATAGAACCAATGTAATTTGGGTTGCCAGTGCCGTAAAACACTGAAATATTGCCGTTTGCTGAGGTCTGTTGGCAATAAGTGTTGATATTATTGTCGTAAACATTAGCAACCATTCCCCCTGCGCTTGTTGTATAGCTACCAGAAGGCTGATTCATGGTGCGATACAGCGCATTTAAGATGTCATTGGCACCATTGGGCAGGGAATAAATGTATTGATCAGCGTTAAGCCCTAAAACTAGCTTATCTACCGCCCAGTACTGAATACCTTGGTTGATTAGGTTAGACAGAATGTAAAACAGGGACTCTTTAGCAGACTGTACCTGCTCATCCGTTAACTCTTCAGCAAGCTTACCCGCACGCCGAGCACCGTGATCTATCAATGTTTGGACATTGATGACTGTATTGCCAACGGTTCCTGAATATGACATTGATTACCACCCTGGGCATTTCCAACGCTTAAGAGATGCTTTTGCCCGTTCTGCATCACCTTTTGAATGACTTACTACACCAGACATACGGGCACAGAATGAATCTTTTCTGCTTCCACCTTGGGGCTGTGGAGCCTTTAGATGGGAACCCGTCTCTCTGTTGTACTTTTCCCTACCTTTGGCGGTTAATCCTGCGCCCTTAGATACTGGCAACTTCTCGCCCCTACCTACCGCAAGACTTGGACCGCCTTCCTTTTTCTTTACTGTTTTGGCTGACTCTCTGAACGCTTCAGCAGTTGGCGCACCTTTGCTACCAGGCTTACGCATATGTTCTTTAGAGCCGTGAGCAATACGCTCTTGTTTAGCGTGAATATTGGCATATAGTCCACCTTCTTTGAATTTTTTACCTTTATCAGCACTGGCAAAATCTTTGCCGACCTTTTGGGAAATTCCAACCTTCTTGGCGAAAGCGGGGCTGTGAGCCACCGCCTCCATCAAGTTGTGTTGAGCTTTAGACTTGCTAGGCATTATGCTTGTGACTCTTGCCAGTTGAGACGAGCCACAACAGTGTTTGAAGCACCTGCTGATAGCGTAGTGGCAACAAT